ACCCCTACTCCCACTCCTACACCTACCCCTACTCCTACACCTACACCTACCCCTACTCCTACACCTACACCTGAACCTGATCCTACACCTGAACCTGAAACTCCTGATGAAGATATGGCAACAGCCCAAGCAGCGGCTGCGGCGATGGAAAGCAGCCCCATTACCTCTGGAGTAGACATCGGTAAGACGGAGAAAGGATTTGACCCTGGAGAGACAGGATTTGAGCCTGACGTTGAGACCGGGCAATCCATCTCTGACTGGGCAGCAGCGTTTGACGCTAAGATGGCTGAAGGAGGGTTCGATTATGGTTCGTGGGCATCTGGCGGCACCACCTCCGGCCCCAACCTGGAGATAGTAGGGGAAGAAGGCCCTGAACTGGTAGACCTCCCACCTGGGACGGTAGTATTCCCATTAACCAGCCTACAACCAGAACACGCAGACAAGCTAGGAAAACTCAAAACCAAAGGTGCCAGTGTCCGTAAGATGGCTGAAGGCGGGATAGTCGAGATGGGCAATCCTTCCTCTTTCCCACTAGGAATCCAGAGACTGATATCCGGTGCCGGTGTAGACCAACCCCGCCCGTTACTCCCATTCTCCGGTATGACTACCCCGTCAGCCCAGTCCCAGAGGAACCTCCTCCCGTCAGAACAGGAATTCCTCGTAGGACTGCTGGAACAGGCCGGTATCCCCAAGATGGACATAGAGCGTGAACTCTCCAGTATAGGTCCCGGAAGGGGAGGTGGAAGGGCCAAGTTCCTACCAACCACCACAAGGACTAGCTTCTAATGGCAGTGTTTGATTTCCCACTGGACACCCCATCCCGGCGTCAGCTTTCCAGGATAGTCTTGAGGGCTGGTGATACGGACCCATTCGTCCGGGACCTGGAGACCGACCCTGACCCCTGGGGGCATGACCCCGTACCCATGCCTGTACCCACTCCACCACCCCAGTCTCCCAACTTTCCGGGGTTCTTGTCCTGGGATGATCCGGGGTTCATAGGGCCACCACCACCCCCTATACCGACTCCGACTGCTACTCCTACTGGTGGGTTTTACCCGGACCAGGTTACCCCCGCTGCACCAAGTTTTTTGCACTCTATCCAACCAGACATACCTGGGGGGACTACCAGAACTGACGCCCCGGAGGACTGGTCCTACAGCAGACAAGCCTATATAGGGGATCAACCAGACCCCCAGCAGCCGTTCCAGGACTTCTTCAAGAAAGACCTGGACGTGCAGCAGATAGAGTCAGACCTACCTCTATACAGGAAGAAACTGGACCGTGCCCGTCTGGACAGGGACCAGTTGCAAGGTTTCTCCCAATTCCCATTGAATCAGGGTGGATACCTGGATGAGACCCTGGCTTACCCGCTGGATATCCGTCAGCGTAGAGTCGAGGACTATGAGACCAGGGAATCACGAAAGATACAGAATTATCGTGACCTAGAAGACAGGCTGAATTTCCAACAGGGTGTGATACCTGAAGGTGATCTGGCGAAACAGCAGATGGAGCTTTATGGCTCCCCGTTCACATATCTGTCGGGTCTTTATATGGATGCCCTCAGTACCACCTTAAACACCCTTAAACATCCCAAATCAATCTTTGACGTGAGATCAGATATAGCTGAGACGGGGGAACTCCAGGATACCGGCACATACAGTGGGGAAGGGCCATCCTTTCTGGGAAGACAAGAGGTTCCTTTCTCAAACTTCATAGACGTAGTACAGCGTCAACAGGCCCGTCCAGAGAAGGTTAGGCTCATCAGTGAAACTCTGATAGACCCCACCGTCGCAGGACTGGCACTTGGAGGAACAAGACTACTCGGGAAAGCAGGGCTGGGCATAACCAAAGAGATAGGCAGTATGCTCCCGAAGGTCCCTATAGCCCACGCCTCTAGTGGTGCCTGGAGAAGGCCGTTCAACTACAACCCCAGACAACTAGCTGACCTGGACAAGATAGAGAAATCTATGGCTATCAACGAGAAGAAGCTAGATGATCTGGTCCGGGTAGTAGGAGAAGACCCCACCAGTGCTCCTGTCCAACAGGTCCTGAACAGGATGAAGCAACTGGGCCAGCAGAGAGCCGACATAATCAAAGAGGCTGAACCCAGTATCGGCAAACTACTAACAGGAGCAACCTACAAGAATCCAGGGATAGTACATGATGTGGGAATGTTCAACCGCATGTCCACCCTGGAGGAGTTCGGTCTGGAACCCGTAGCCGCCTCCAACCAGTACCTAGCAACACTCCCAGGTATGGCTGATCAGGTAGCGGATGTGGTCACCTCAAACAGCAACCTTATAAAGACCATCATAGCCAAGATAGGGATAAACCCCTCTATAGCCCGAAACACTCCCATAGGCAGGATAGCAACCGCCTTCCACCGCCAGGAGATAGCAGCAGAGGAGTCCATAAGTACAGCCCTATCCGCATTGATAGACTCCAGGATGCAGAGGTGGACCGGGAGGATGGGGCGTGGTATAGACCCACGGAAACAAGAGAACCAACTACTACCCATAGACCAGCAAGGACTCTGGGGAGATACCGGGGTCCCGTGGCAAGAGGTGTTTGGGAAACCAGGCAAATATGGCTATGGCGACCCCCAGAACCTCCCGGATGGAATCATGCGAGACCGTGCCATGCTCATAGAGGACTACAACTATGTGATAAACGTGGAAGCACGGCGGATCATGGATGATGTGGGTCTGGATTTCAATTACCACAGCGCAAACAGGTATGAAACAGGATGGAAGGTCGGAGAGAAGACCCCCAACCCCTACTACGTCCCAAGACAGGTAACAACTATCCGTGAGATAGAACTCACCCGCCACTCCAACCCCGACCTGCAACGCCACTACGAAGATATAACCGAAGGCTTTGAGTCTGGCATACGCTACGACACCGACCCACGCCGGACCGCTGAGTTATATCTCCGTTGGGTATACCGGAAGTCCATGAGGAAGCAACTGGATGATGCCCTAGAACCCTACTCCATGACACCTGAACAGCTAATCTCAGCAGAGATACGGGATGGCTACAAGACAGCCATGAAGTCCCGTCGTGCTGCCGAGATCATGCGCCGCCGTATCCGGGGTGCCATAGTAAGAGCCGAAGCCCACACCCGTACCCGCAAGGTAAGACGTGGGGACCTGGTAAAGAGCCTTGAAGAAACCGAAGGAGACATGGAGAGGATAGACAAACTCCTTGCCCAACTGGATGTGCTGCCTTATGAGAGAGAAACCATCCCCAAGATGCACACAAGAACAGAGAAGGGAGTGAAGATATACACAGGCAAGGTGAAGAGAGGCAGAACGGGAGGTGTTCTCCGTGAAGGCATCACCCCAGAGCCTGCACGTCGGCAACAGGTCGGGGTACTAGCCCAGGCCGGATTAGCCAAGACCAACTACAAACGACTACTAGCCCGGAAGGGTGGCAAAAAGCGTCTGGTAGCGACTTCCGAAAGGCGTCTACAGGAGATGCAGGACCGTCTGGAGATCCTCCGATACCACCTCTCTGCCGCCGACGAACTCCTTCAGATGAGGAGGACCGAGCACATCTCGGCCAGGAACACCTACCGGAGCAAACTCAGGGAGTTCAACAAATCCAAGGAAACCACCGCCCTGTGGGGTCCGAACCAGACGGAAACCAGGATAGAGAAACACGACTGGTTCAATAGATTCATGAAGCCAGAGGATGTCAAGGTCCTGAATGAATCTTTCCGGAAGCAGGACATAGAAACCTTCTCCTACAAAGCCTACCACGCCCTTGAGATATTAGGTAACGCCGTCCGGTATCTCTCCGCTGTGGGTGACTTCGCCATGCCATTCATCCAGGGGCTACCAGTGCTGGCGACAGACCCGGAAGCCTGGGGTAGGATGACCGCCCGTCACTATCAGGCTTTCTTTGATCCCAGCATCCAGGCACGTCTGGTAAAGACCCACATAGAAGACTACAAGTGGTTAGCCCAGCACGGGATACCCATAGGAGACCCGGAGTTCTTCGCTGCCCTCAATAAGGGAGGCGGGATATCCCTGGATAAGGCATACAAGAAACTAGGTAGAGAAGACGTTCAACGGTTCACCCATACTGTTCACCGCCAGACCTTCGGGAGGTTCCAGGCATCCTATAATACCGGACTGGGATATTCCAGGGTCCTCCTCTACCGTGGCCTGAAGAGTGGCTGGAAGGGGACGGACTCTGAACTGGCCCAGTATATCCGCAACCTGACTGGTGGGTTGGACTCCCGTGCTCTGGGTGTGGGACCTTCACAGAGGGCCGTAGAGGGCATGTTCCTGGCCTTCTCCCCCAGACTACTCAGGTCCACCGTGGCACTGGTGGGAGACGCCCTGCTCCGTCCCGATACAGTAGCGGGTAGAGCATCCTTCAGGTCCCTAGCGCAACTGTCGATGGGTGCAGTCGGCACCTTCGTCATCACTGGCAAGGCCCTCGGAAAGACCAACGAAGAGATACAAGCAGGTCTTAACCCACTGAACGGCAAACGCTTCCTGGCCCACCAGATAAACGGTGACTGGATCGGCCTAGGGGGCCAGGTCCGTGCCATAGCCCAGTTACTAACAGGTATAGGAGCGGGGATATACGGCGGGACCGCCAGACTGACTGGACTGCCTTTCCCCGGCACCGAGGAAGACTGGGCAGACCCCTCCAAGCTGATAACCAGAGACCCCTACGACAACCCCCTGATATCCATGTACCTGTCCCGTGGAGCGGTAGGGTTGAACCTGGTGGGTGGGGTGATGGAGGCTACTCCGGGTATGCCGGATATCCTCCCTTATGAAGAGATAGACGGCCCCCTAGAACTGGTTAGCCATGTGGGAAAATCCGGCACCCCCTTCGCTGTACAGTCCTGGATGGAAAGACAGCAACCTCTCTCCATAGCACTGGGGGGAATAGGCATGAGAACCTCCCCCGAAACCAAATACGAGAAACAGGACCGTGCTCGCAAGACAGTCATGGGGGAACTTGGGGTAGCTACCACTGGTAACTCTGGTGAATATAAAGATATATCCGGGATAAGCGATAAAGATGCGGTGAACGCCGACCCCCGTGTGATAGCGACAGGCGAAGAGGTAGCCAAACTCAACCGGGAGAGGAAGTCCGTGGTCCAAGCCTTCAAAGACGATATGAACAAGGAGATGGCTATCCACGACGACCTGATAGCCCAGTCAGCAGACCAACTCGGTGCAGGCAAGGCTTTCCGGGAAAATCTCCCAGACCTGATGAGGGCCAAAGCCCAAGCCAGGATAAACGTGGAGAACAAGCAGACACACGCAGATGCCATGTCGGTATTTGATGACCTAGAATCCAATGAGGCCCTTGAGTTCAAGATACTCAGGGAATACATGGAAACCATGCAAGGGGCCAGCCTGGAGAACCCCGCCACCGGAGCATACGACTTCGACAGACGCCAGGGTATAGAAGATAAATTCCGGAAAGAATACGGGGATAAGGTGATGGACAGCATCCAGGAAGCTATCCGTGCCGATGAACACCCACTGGTAAAGGAACTCCGGGAAGATAGAGAAACCCTCCGTACCTACTGGGAGGCCAACAAGAGGGTCAAGAAATTCTTCCCTGATGGCTACGGAAAGAAGTGGGATGAGTTCCTGGCTCTGACGGATGACCGCCGTAAACGGAACATGAGAAGGGATAGCCATGTCATCAGAAGGATGGAAAAGGCTGTCGATGCCATCAGAGAGGGGATGGTACAGGACTCAAAGGAGAATGACCCATTTGAGGACCAGATAGATGTCCTCCTCCTGAAGTGGGGGTATGCTTCAGCACCCAAGACCAGATCAGGTATCCGTGTACCCCTTCCCCAAGTACCAGGAGACCCCGCTATACTCCCGCAACCCGCTATGTTCAGATGATAGATATCCGCTGCCCATCCTGTAACCGTCTCCTTGCCCGTGGGTTCATAGGGAGGTTAGAGATGGTATGCCCGGATTCCCGTTGCCGTACCAAATTCAAGATAACCCACCTGAAAGACTCCCAATCCATCTCGATTCTTGACAAATCCCGAAAACCCGTATTAACTTAGGTAACGTCGAAATAAGCTCGACACAGAGCCGTCCTTTTGGGCGGCTTTCTTTTTGCCTCCCCCATAACTGGAAGGCGCAAAGGGAGAAACATGACAACTCCAGCGAATGACCCACTTGGGCATCTGGCATCCCTCTCGGCAGAGAGCACCCCAGAGCCGGAATCTGAGGCTGGACCTAGTGAAGAAAGCACCGAGGCTGGAGGACCATCCAAACAACTGGAAGAGGCTTTAGCTAGGGAAGCCAAACTACAGCAGCAGCTAAAGACCACCCAAGGCAGATTAAAAGCCGCTGAAAAACCAGCCATAAGTGCAACCGATCTCCAGGACATAAGGGATGAGTTAAAAGCTACCCAGACTGCCCTGTTTTCCCTGGTGCAACACTCCGGGAATGAAGAACTCGCCGAAGAGGTATCTGCCCAACAGATCAAATCAGCCACCGAGAGAGCACAAAAAACCATGACCCAGCAGCATCAATCCATCAGCGAAGCCCTCGTCCGTACAGTACATGACGACGACGGAAACCTCCTGATAAGCCAAGAGCAGGTAGAAGACATAAAGAGGCTCTGGGAAGCCGCTGAGTCCGATATAGCCAGACTCTCGATGGTGGTGTCCGATGCGGCCAAGATGGTGATCGTAGCTGAAAGGGCTAGGGTCGCCGAAGCCACAAAGACCGCCAAGGACGAGGCAGATAGACAACGCACCCAGGAAGAAGAGGAATCCGGGGTACATGAATTAGACATGGCTGCTATGGTGTCCGGATCAGATACCATCTCCGGCCTATCCCCCCTGGAGAAGATGTCAAAGGGACTACAAGGACAACAGAAATCCAGCATCTTCACATAGGAGACCAAGATGGCTGACGCATTAACCGAGTGGGCCAAACTTGAAAAAGACCTGGTGCTCAAGGGTGTCTTTGAGGAGATCATCACGCATGATGCCTTGATGCCTCTGCTCCGGTTCAAGACCTTTGAGGGGAACTCCCTGGTATATAACCGGGAACTGACCCTTCCATCGTCCAACACCCATGCAGTGGGAGATACCTGGTCAACCACCAAGCCTACTTTCACAAAAAAGACAGCTACCCTTACCACCGTGGGGACCCAATCGGGTGTAGACCTCTACATCCGGGAGACCCGTGGTTCGGTGCAGGACCCCAACGCCGTCAATCTACAGCTAATGACCAAATCCCTTACCCGTGAGATCGCCCGGTTGATAATCAAGGGAGAACCCGAAGCCACCTCCACCCACTTTGAGGGGCTGGATTCTCTATGCCGGTCAGAGACCCGGATGATGGCTATGGACGATGGCAACGTGGACGGCCCAGGTACTGCCGAGACCGAACTAACCCTGGACCGCCTGGACGCCGCTATCGACCAGGTAGATGACGGTCAGACCCAACCCGACGCTTTGATAATGAATACCACCATGCGCCGGAAGCTGACCTCCCTATCCCGTGCGTCCGGCTCCGGTGTGGTCATGGATGAGATCGAGATGTACGGACACCAGGTCCGGCGTTACAACGGAATCCCGATCATCATCACCAACCATATCACCGACTCCGAGACCTACAACGACTCCGGCACCTGGTCTTCCTCGACAGCCACTACCATCTTCGGCGTCCAATTCGGCGAGGAGAAGCAGGGCTACACGATAATCCACAACGGCCCGGTATTGACTCCCAAGGTCCGTAACCTGGGTGTCCGGTCCAATGAGGAGATAGAGGAATACCGGATGGTCTCCTACCTGCAAGCAGTGACTTTCTCTACCAAGAGGGTCATCGCTCTGGGTGGTATAGACTCAGCATCCTAGATAACTTCAACAGAAGGAGTTAGACAATGGCCGATCCAATCGTTAGACGAGCAAGGGGTGTCTTCATCGGGACTGTGGGTTCAACCGCAGTGGTCGCTGGGGACGCCGTATATTTCGACGGCACCGACTGGGAACTGGCCGACGCCGACGACAACACCAAATTCGCTGAAGCGTTCTCCACCCAGTCCTTCGCTTCCGGTGTGGTGGGGACGTTCTGCACGGAGTGCATCATCGAGGATACCGATGCCCCGTATACCCAAGGGACCTCCATGTACCTCTCCACTACAGCCGGGGATATCACAGCTACCCGTCCCACCGGGGCTAATAACCTCATGCAGGTCCTGGGGTTCGCCCTCAGTACCTCGGAGGTCCATGCCAGGGTGAAAATCCCCGAAGAGATCACCATCAACGTACACTTGATCGGCGATGGTGACGCTGCTTTCGCCCAGAACGGCGACTGGACAGGGGTACTCTTAGCCGCAGCCAATGAAGCTGCCGGTGGGTCCTTCATGGTCCCCCAGAACGTGGTGGGGAACGTGATCCAATACCTGTGGTGGACCAACGGTGCCTCGGCCCCGGCCCTGGATGCGTCGGACACCTACACTATAGACGTGTCGGCTGGTGTGGATGATGAGACCACCACCGCTACCACTGACGGGATCACGGCTGCTGCGTTGACCGTGGTAGACAACGACCTGAACAGGGCTGCTGTAACCGCCGCCTTCGATGCCTCCGGGATCATAGAACCCGGAAACGTAGTGTCCATAGATGTGGACAAGGCAGCGGAAGGGGCTGGAGGCGACGACCCTCTGATGCTATGCTGCTCCATCGTATTGCTGGCAGTGTAGTGACCTAGAGCACGATGACCTTAACAGGAAAAGAAAGAGCCAGATCAGTCGGGGTGAACCTGGTGGAGGCAGAACATGAACCCACCAGGAACCCCCGGCGGCTCATTTTGCATCGCTTCTTAGCAGCGGGAAAACCCGTACAGTTCGATGAGAAGGAAGAGGTAGTCATCCTTGGTGGGGATAAACTCTCTATCAAGGACTGGATAGAACTCCGTAACCGGATAGACCAACTTTTCCTACATTCAAATACAGCCAGGAAAGGCCCAGACCCCTCCAGGAGTCGGACCAGTGGGTTCCTTGGGGCCAACCATGAGAAGATAACTTCCCTCCAGAGAGGATATATCCGCCCTGTACCCGAAAGGTCCTGGTGGATGAGACTCCTGGGGGTGGTCAGTTCCAGGGATATAAAATATATAATCACCGACGAGGAAATAAATGGCTGTTAGAGAACGTATAGCCTGCGATTGTGGTCAGCGTGTGGCAAAGGGTTTTGAGAAGAACCATGAAGCTGGTGGGCGTCACCAGAAATGGCTGGTGGATAGGTTTGGGGGAGAAGGGACCGTGATAGCTGGGCCAATCGTCCTGGAGAACGGGGATCTAAAATCCCCCATCCTGGATATCCCCGACTATCTCAAGGCCCCGGACTTCCAGTCGATCCTGCAAATGACCGACCCTATCAACAAAGCCAAAGCCGCCAGAGGAGCCTTCGGAGCACGGGGATGGCCCAACTCCGAGCACCCAGGGACGGTAAGGGACTTCCTGGACGAACAGTCTATCCCCTACTTCGTCCCCAGTGAGGAGCACAACCTATCCCAGACCAAGACTGAATTCTTGAATTTCGTGAAACGGACTACCGGCAGGGAACATGAGATCCCACCGGGTATAGACCCGGACACGATCACCTCCCTATAAGGAGTGACAGATGGCAGATATAAACATAAAGCACCGCCATCAGATGGTATCCGCTGAAGCCCTGGCATTGGGGTCATCAGCAGAGACCCTGGCAGGCGCAGGAGCTACCATCCCAGGTAACACTGGACGTATCCACGTCTTCTGCCCAACCGGGGATAATCTCCATGCAGCCCCATCAGAGACCCCTACCTCATCCTACGGGTATGCTATCGCTGCCGGGAACTGGTATGTGGTGGAGCCGGGAAAGCATGGGACCCAGTTCATCTCCGACGACGGTTCGGACGTGACTTGTGTTCTAGTATACGAAAGGGGTTCCGGCAGGGCTGACGGTGGTGGCTCTGTAGCGGCTTCACACTGATGGCTGGACAGAACCGCAAAGGGAAGATCCAGGCAAACGTCTTCAAGATGATAGACGCCAACAGCATCACGGCTGGCACACCTGAGACCATATGGACCGCTTCCGATACCACTAGCGGAAGGATCAGGCTCCTGGGGTGGTGCCTGTCATCCAGTGCCAATGCAGCGATAGAATTCCAGGACAGTAACGCTGCCGGGACCGTGATAGCCCAGACCCCTCTACTAGCCGCAGCAGGAATCCACACCTCCCCCGACCTGGGAGAAGGACTACTACTAACGGCTGGTACGTTATTGACCTTAGACGTAACATCAACCTCCACCGTCTCAGGCATGGTCTGGGGTGTGGAGGAAGCCTCGGGATACTAGGAGGAATTAAATGGCTGGTTCAAGATTCCACGGCGACGGGTTCAATACGCTGGTTGCCGATGCTGCTAACCCTGACTCCGCTATAAGTTTGACCGTTAATGCCAGTACCATCCACCGCATCTGGCTCTACGAGATCAACATGGGCAATATCGGCACCCCTGCCGACCTTGTGTCCGTATACTACATCGGACAGTGCACGGCTCCAGGAGGTAGTGCAGGGGCTGTAACAGCCACCGCCATAGAAGATGGCACCACCAACGCCAAGGCTTCTGTATCGGTGCTACACGGCAATCTCACCACGGAGCCTACCTACGTTGCCACCATAGCTGGTACGGGTGTGACAACCCCGGCAAACGGCGACCTGCTCCGTGTTGCTCTCAATCACCGTGCTGCCTACAGGTGGGTGGCCCCGCCAGGTGGCGAGTTCGTAGCCCCCGCTATCACTACTGACGGCTTCGGTGGAGTAGCGGCACACGCCTCGGCTACCACTGACTACATGATAGGGTTCCATTGGGTTGAGTAGCATCCACTCAGGCTCCAGGGAAGGGTATGCTCTGATCACCGACCCTTATGCCCCGTTGTCGGAGTCCAGCACCTTCAACTGCTGCCACTGTCAATACCTGGTCCACGTCCACTTCAGGTCTGGAGTAGAACGGGGCTATTGCTTCTTGTGCAACGCCGCCACCTGCGGTAAGCCCCGCTGCAACAAAGGCTGCTCTCCATTCATGAAGCGGATCGAGGAGCAGGAGAACCGGCACCGGCTCCACAAGGCCCTGGAGCGTGGCTACGACAGATAGGAGTTTCCTATGGCTAATGAGTTCAAGCACAAAGACCCCGGCTCTGAATTAACCCAGGCCGAGTTCATCGCTTCGGACGGGACCGGGCATATCTTTGACGGTCAGGCGGCGGGTGACATCCTGTACGCCTTCTCCACCACGGTACTCAAGAACCTGGCCAAGGCGACTGACGGAAATATCTTGCAGTTGGCATCGGGCTTACCGGCATGGACAGCCAGTCCAACCATCGGCTCCACTAGTTGGGCCAATGCTAACCATGCCCATGCTGCGTCTAATAGTGGTGGGACACTCACTACACTTGGTACTGTAACAACAGGTGTCTGGCAAGGCACCGTGGTAGCCGCAGCCTACCTACCAGATGCCAGCAGCAGCGCCCAAGGTGTCGCTGAATTAGCCACTACTGCTGAAATTGACACAGGCGATGATACTAGTAGGGTAATAACTCCAAAGGCACTGGCTGATTCAAATCTTGGTGAAAGAGTCATCCAGATGGTGTGCGTCGATTTTGCGACTGCCCTGACTACGGGCAGTAAATTCTACTTCCATGTACCGAGTACTCTGGCTGGATTCGATATCGTGGATGTTCACGCAGAAACCCTCGCTGACCCTTCGGGCAGCACTATCATCATTGACCTGCATAACGCAACGCAGAGTGATGCAGGTATCCTATCAGGTAAACTCACCATTGGTATTGGCGAACACGGGTCAGATGAGTCGGGCGGCTCAGTTACCATCGACACCGGCCAAGATGACTTACAGACCAACGATGTCATCCGTGTAGACATTGACCAGATTGGGTCGGGCGACCCTGGAACAGGCTTGATAGTCACCTTGATCTGTAGGTTGCCATAATGTTCGTAGACTTCAAAATAGCCTATATAGTCCAAGAACACATCTCAACCCGTGCCTTGGCCCATATCTACTTGGGTGATGTGACCACCGAAGATGAGCCGGATGACGACCAGGTGATGCAAGCTGTTACCCGTTATAGGCGGCAAGAGGTACTGGAAGATGTACCTCTATATTTTCCAGATGGGGCAACTCAGGCAGAGATTGAGGCTGTTATGCGGGAACGCCTCAGGACAGCCCGTGAAGATACCCTCCCGATACCGGAGCAGCGGGATGCCTAAACTCTACTACCCATCACCGGATGAAGTGCAGGGAGCAGAGCCGCTCGATGAATTGATCTGGTTTGAGAAGTACCAGCACTGGCTTCTCCAGTTGGCTAATACCAACGAGGGACGGGATATACTATTTCTTCCTCCGTGGAGAACACACCCCTATCCGATAGTGGGACTACGCAAGCAGGTGGTGAGGTTCTACCTGGGTAGGTGGGATGGCCTAGAGCATTGGCAATCTGAGTTTCATATCGGGGCGAAGTGGGGCAACGTCATCCGCTATCGGTGGCAGGAAGTCGGGAAGGCTATCAACCAGACCGTACTCCGGTCTATCCTAGACTACCTGCCTGCCTACACTAAAGATGGACGGCTACTACATCCAGTGGGCGGTGCTACTACTAGTCTTTTCTACCCTGACCCCAGCCCAGAAAGCACAAGTGTTGATGGAACTGCCTATGCCCATACAGGAGGTGCAGGTGGTACATTCGCCGCTCTACGTGCGGCTGACGGTTATGGAAGTGCAGACGATAGTCCCTTGGATGATATGGGTAGGTTGCTTGCTTCCACCACTACTGATAGGTATAACGGGATACACCGACAGTTCCTGCTCTTCGACACATCAGCCTTGGGTAGCGGAGATACGATAGATAGTGGGACGGTGACGTTAACATCGGACTCGACTGTGGCTGATAGTTTCGGGGATGATACGGTATTGACTGACTCAAACCCTATATCCAATGATGATATCGTAACGGATGATTACCAGCGGATGGTTACTACTACAGAACAGGCAAGCAACCGGATTGATGTTGGGGCTTTTAGTGGGGCCACGCATGTGTATACGCTTAATGCCGCAGGGATAGCCACTGTAACAGCAGCTAGAGATGGGATAACCAAGTTTGGTGGAAGGGTAAGTTCTGACCAAGACAATTCAGCCCCAACGTGGACAAGTGATGGTCAATCCACCCCCAGGTATTATGCGGCTGAAACGTCTGGCACCAGTAGTGACCCGAAGCTAACGGTAGTACACACCAGTCCATTCACACCAAAGGCAATAATGTTCTGAAGTGGCTGAGATAGATGACCTGCGGGCGGAGTTAGAACGATTAAAAGCAACGGAGGACAAGTCCGACAAAGTTCAGATGACGAGCGGCGATATCGTCCGGCTCGTAATCGCTGCGCCCGTGGTTTTTTGCTGGTTATTCCTGGGGTCCAGAATCATAATATCGGCCACAACTTCACAGACGGTGTTGAGCAATATAGAACCCTTACTCCTAGCCTTATCCATCCTTACCATCCCGGTCACGGCGATACTCGCCAGCTTATTCAAAGTTGATGGGAATGGGAAATGACGCTATTTGAAAAGATATGCCGCCTAGTCGGAGACAGGAAGATACCGGTTCCCAAGATGCCGGTGTTCAGATGGTTTACGGTTGGATTTGCCAACAAGCATGTAACAACGATTGTGGTGATGGCAATCTTGGTCAGTGCCGCAGCCGTAAGCGTGGGGATGTATTTCGCGATCCGAGATGTGGTGGGTAGTACATACAACTGGCCTGAGCCAGCACAGTACGCTGTTACCGCTGCGGGCTTAGAGACGATGGGTAAAAAGAACCCAGATTACGCTGACGGCACAGAGTCACAAACCCTATCCATCCGCTTGGCTGATGGGGCCAGGATAAGCACCCTCCGTATAAAAGACACAGACCTGGGGCGCACTGGTATCGCACGGGCACTGGACATCAGCCCTCTCACCAGCGCAGTCACCGGGGCTACCGCCTATCTATGGGTGGGCAATCTAACTGTTACTAACTCGTCCTTCCCTACGTTTAAGATGGAGACTAGCGACGTTGCCAATCTAGTGACTGGCGTCCTCTGCGATGGGCACACTATGGCAGCAACTATCACAAATACGGTGCCAGATATGGTGTTGGAGAGTGAGAGGCTATCTTCGGTGTACGAAGTTAATGACTCCGTTGTGGACCGTATCCAGATACACATCACCGGGACATCGGGGGCGTTTGTTGAAAATCTGATACTCGATAATGTGGATGCCTGGAACGGAGAGGCTTATTTTTCGAGGCTAAAAGTGGGAAACCTGACCATGAATAATTCAAACAAGGTGGGTGATGGCTCAGGAGTGGACTCTGCCAGTTGTAATTGGGAGCCTAATGTCGCCGCCAGGAATATCACGAACACGATACAAGACAGACCGATAAAGGTGCAGTGATGAAGACAGTACTAGGATTGGGAGTTATGACAGCGTTGGTTGGAGTTGTGGGGGCAGGCATGGCTGTCGGCTGGGCTTATGAGGGGCCACGCAGGTTCATGCGTAGACTCAAACTCCGTAAGGCACTGCGTTAATGTGCTGGCTGGGCTGGCATATGTGGAGGCAGCTACCGGATGATTGGGGCGTTCGCCAATGCCGTGTATGCAAGGCTAGGGAGCAAGCTATGTACGACACGGTAACCGGCATGTACTGGGTGCGACTCTAGTGCCAGAGATGGGCAAGGTAAGGCCACAGATACTCGTTGCCATCCTGTGTGCCACGATATTCTCCTGCTTCGTTAGCTACCTGGCTTACAAGATGGGTGGGATAGAGATAATGACGGCTATCATCGGCGGCATTTTCGGATTCCTGGGTGGGGTTTCCCTCAAAGTCCTCGAAAACGAGTAAACTATCATAGCTGCCTACGGGCAGACATTTAACCTGTCACGGGGTGAAATGTCCCTGGGTGCCCCTGCTCCATTGGTGGGCATCCAGGGAAAACAAATATGCCTAACGTAACGGTATTCGTACCTAAACCATTCCCCTACACCTTCCCGTTCACATTCGGGGAGGTGGATAAGGCTGTCCAGGCAGCGTCTTACGAACCCGTACTCCCTATAGAATACCGCTACACCCTCCCAGACTTCTTCTTCGTCCAGGAGCCTTCCACCTGGTTGGGATTCATCGAAGTCCTCCAGGGCATGGAAGAACTCCTCATGCCGATCTGGCCGTCCGAGGATATCTACGGGGCCATCCACAATATCCCCTACATCTTCGGTGGCACAGACCTGGATCAGCTATTCGATGAAGCTGACATGACCTGGTACAGCCAACCATCAACACTCATGCCGGAATACTACCCCCGTGATCTCTATGGTTTATTTGAGGGTGGCATATCCGGTGGCAACTGGGCGGTGATGCAGCTTTCCACCCCGATATTCTCCCCCAACGGTTCGGGTGTAGCCGAACCAGGACAGATAGACCTACCGCAATCAGGTTATGGTAGAGTAGAGGTAGTAGGACCGTCATAGATGCCACATATAGATTTTGAGATAAAACAGAACGACACCCAGCCTCCTCTGGAGTTCGTGCTCCGGGATGCTAACCGTAACCTGGTCAATCTCACGGGGGCCACGGTACAGTTCTCCATGAGAGCACACCCAGCCGGGACCACCAAGGTCTCACTCCAGTCTTGCACCCTGGTAGAAGCCGTGGCCGGACGTGGCAAATACCCCTGGGCCGCTGCCAATACCGATACCGCTGATGTCTATGAAGGAGAGATAAAGGTGACCTTCGCAGATGGTGGACTCCAGCGTTTCCCAGGCAACGGATATATAATAATAACCGTCAAAGACGATGTGGCCTAGAACATGACTACTACAACTGGAAAGGTCCTACGTCAACGGCTCTCCGAATCTATCGGAGACTACTATTCCCTGACCACCTCCTCGGACGGGGACTCTGCCAAGTCCACCATGATAGACACCAGTCTAAGGAACCTGTCAGGCGGTGGTGATGACGATGCTTTTGAGGGATGGTATGTCCGGATATCCGATTCGGACGCAGCCTCGGATGGGGAAGACAGGCGTATAAAACAATACTCCGTAGCCGGATCAGACGGCAGTTCCCCCACCCTCACCGTAGAACAGGTATTCACCGGGGGGCAGATACAGTCCTCCACCACCTATGAACTACACCGCTGGGACCCCAAAGATAAACGGGAAGCGATAAACAGGTCCGGGCGTCAGTTATTCCCCACCCTCTACAAGCCCATAATAGACGAGTCCATAATCATAGATAACCTCCTGCTGAACGGTGGCATGGAGGACTGGACCTCTGGTGTCCCTGATAGCTGGACGGAAGTGAACTCCCCCGACACCACCCAGGAGACCAGCAGGGTATTTCACCTATCCAGTTCAGCCAAACTAATAGCCCCTTCCGGCTCCGTAGGTCAACTGACCCAGGAGGCTTCCGTCAACATGGCTGATGTGGCGGGGCTTGCAGTGACTTTGAAGGGAAGGGTGTGGACCAACGCAGCTTCCCAGGCGAGACTCCGGTTGGACTGGGATGGGTCAGATATAGAAGACGGTGACTATCATGGTGGGGATTCGGAATGGGAACTCCTTTCCGTATCCGGTACGATCCCCACAACCGCCACCCAGGTCAAGGCCATCCTTGAAGTCACGGCAGAAGACACCGCCTACTTCGACCACCTCTATCTAGTGATAGGACCCAAATACCGCTACACCATCCCTTCTACCATAGTAGGGATACCCAACCGGGTCACCGTCCAGTACGACGAGGGGGATGTGGACGGGCCTTTCTACCCATTCCGTCATAACACCTCACCCCTACCCGGAAGGCTCCTGCGTGTGGAAGGTAAAGGTCTCCTGTCCCAGCCCTCCACCGATACAGCCACCATAGAGATAGGGGAACCGGAGATAGACCTTCTCATAACCTACGCAGAGGTGCTGTTCTGGCAGATGCAAGCCTCTCCAGCCCGTTCTGCCGCCACCCAGAGAGAACGCTACCGGGCTGCTGCCGAGGACGCAGCGGAGAAGGTAGCCCAACTAGCCCGCAGGGTGAAGACCCCCCGCATAGGGTCTATACCGCACGAGAGCATATTCCATTACGAACAAGACGGCAACGGACGCTACCTGGTATTTGACCGTACCAGGAACGTCGTTGTGATTTAGAACACGATATGCCCGCACCAAACGTCACCCACGATATCGTGCTGGAAGAGTATGACGGTGGAAACCGCACCGGCTTCATGCTCAAGAGGGATAAAGACGGACTCCGGGATTTCTCTGTAAGAGACGCCGAGACCATCCGTCCCCGTACCCTCACTATGGGGGAGATGACCCAGGCCGAGTTCCCTCCCCAACTAGAAGTGGTCTGGTATGAAGAAGACTGGTCCCTTGGACTGGGTGGGAAGAACCACCGTTTAGATTCCAAGAGGGTACAGACCACCCAGAAGCTGGACCTCTCCGAACCTGGAGTCATGCAGCCAGCCAGGGAATTACGGTCTTCCACGCTCTCTTCCGCCCCGGATAGATATTATCCTTCCGGGTTCGCCATAGCCCCGAATGACGCCACCCCTGGGACCTCCGGTATAAACATGCAGACCTGGGCCTTCGTGGGCCGGGATGTCTATTCCGGTGGTGACGATAACTGGACGCTGGAGACCGAACCCCAGAACCTGGATGTCTACTACAAGAATGGCATCCAGTTCAGGCAATACGTCATAGCCCCAGCACATTACGCCGGTACTGATGTCCGGGACTGTGCCATGCCATACATATATAAGGACCCCAACACAGCCACCTGGACAGCCTCCACCCTCACGGCGGGGAGGTTCAAGTTCCTAGCCAAGGCCAGAGACAACGGTGGTCAGGAAGTATTGTGGGGGGCCAACCATATATTCGATATAGGCAGGACGGTCTCAGGATCACACTCCGACTCCGACACCACCCTCACCCTGAGTGGAGACCCCACAGCCACCGTCTCGGTCAATGACCTGGTGCTGATAGGGGCGGCAGGTTCCCAGGAGACATGCCTGGTGACTGCTGTGTCATCTTCTGACCCCCACCTGACTGTGATCCGTGGGTATGGTGTAGCTGCCCAGGCCCTCTCCGGTGGGGAAAAGGTATATCTATACCAGCCCCATGTTATAAAGTCCACCACCACCCCGGAGAACTCCACCGGCTCCTGGTCAACAGCGGTGAAGATAGGCCAGGACGACCAACCCATAACAGGATTAGTAGCTGATAGAGATTCTGATGAGATAATCATTACAAAGACTGATGGTGTCTGGTCCTACTCCTACGACCAGTTCGGGAGACTCGTAGACCGCAACCTCACCCCTGAGTTCCGCCAGCAACAACACACCGGCAACTTCCTGGGAGCGTATTCCTGGAATAAACACGTCCTCCTCCCCACAGGAGCGGGTGGTCTACTGGACTTCGATCTAGCCACCCGGAATATAAAAGATATATCCTTCAAGATAACCGCTTCGGAGACCACCGCCTATCACGGGACGGTCCTGGCCCTGCACGGGGACTCCCAATATCTATTCATGCTGCTGAAAGACAATAGTTCCCAGTTGATATATCTTCTCCAGGGGCAATATATCTCCCACGAGGGGGCCTCTGATTTCCGGTGGTCCACCGTATCCCAGATGGGTGCGGGGGCAGCTATAACAGACGCTCAATCCGGACTCATGGTGGAGTCTGCTTTGAATGACCATCGCCGGGTGTGGCTGGGGTTCACCGAATCCAGTGTCAACGAGGTCCCACGGTTCTATCCTTTCGGGGATATATCCGACGACCAGACAGACGGCTTCACCAACGACACCACTGACCCTCCCCAGGCGATAACCGTCCGTATGGACTGGAACCTCCCCAGGGTCCCGAAGCACATCTCCAAGGTAGAGGTGGGGTCCAAGAACCTCCTCCCTTCAGCGGGGCGTCACATCAAGTTTGAGAGGCGTCTGGATGAGGTGGAGTGGGAACTGGGGGACTACGCAACTGAATCCCCGATACAGGAACTCACCGTACCCCACGGTACATCCGGAAAGATAATGGAGATGAGGATCACCTTCTCCCAGTCCTCCATCACCACCACCAATCCCCAGTTATTATATTTCCGTGTCACAGCCCAGATACATCCCAACCCCCAGCGTTTATACCCTTTCACCGTAGCCCTATCCGATGACAACCGGATGCTGAATGGGGGAACCGAGTCCCGCAGCAAGCGGAACCTATCACTACTCCGGAGTTGGAACTCCTCCCCAGCCGACGTGACCCTATTCACCCCGGACAGTGATGAAGGTATAGCGGTGGTGTTCTTACCTGGTACACTGAAGGTGACTCAAACAGCCCATGAAGTGGGAAGACGCCCGGAATATGAAGCCTCATTCGTTCTTGCGGAGGTATGATGCCAAAAGCCAAAGTCGATGGAAAGGTCAAGCACTTCCCTTACACCAAGAAGGGTGTAGCGGCATCCAAGAAAGCAGCCCAACCAAAGAAGATGGGAAAATAGCCGGGATCAATCCGGCATGATAGGTTGGGGTTCGGGGACAGGCGGGAAGGACTGGATAGGATTAAAAACCTGCTCTACTTCCTGGCTGGGCCTCTTCCTGACTATCAACTCCTCGTCTTCCCCCAGGAATACCGTCACTCTGGACAGCCCCAGCCTTATGCCCCAGAGGGATATGGTCTGGGGAGTCACCAGCAATTGCTTGGCGGCTCCCTCCATCCCAAACTGCCGTACCATCCTGGGCAGCAACTCCCTCATGGAGCAGTGATATATCCGTTCAGCCCGGTTCCACTGTTTTGACCTGAGTGGTAGGGGGATCGGCATATACGTCCTCCAGTTTCTGGCTCTTGGTCTTCCAGGTTTCGGGTTCTCCGGTGTAGTTCTGGAATCTCCTGGTCATACCACAAACACCACAGACCCCTTTGCTGGTAGGTCCATCGGCGGGTTCTATCTCCCAATGGTGGATACAGCTATTCACTGACCTTCTCTATCCCCCTCAACGCCCTGTACCCGGTGACGCTGGTGCAGTCATCCACCACTCCAGGCTCCACACCCTTCTCCAGTAGCTTCGTCCTGCTGATATGGGAGGAACTACTCTCATACACAGTGAACTCCACAGAAGGGGTGACGAACCTGCCTGGTCCGAACTCCTCCACCACCTCCATGACCCAGGTCTTCAACTCATCTTCTCTTTTTTTCAGTTCCGCTATGGCTTTCTTTGCGTTCATCAACTCCAGGACCGCTTGCTCCAGTGCTGGGTGGTCCAGGTTATGCCTCGGCATGGGTGTCTCTTTGTTCGATCTGTTCTTGGTAGTCATGTTTTCTGTACCACATCCTATATCTTGATTTAGATCTGCATAGACGACCAGCCCGTGTACACCTGTGACATTCCGGGCAGAGCAGACAGTGGTGATGGTTACACATGCCGCACTTGGTCGGTGTGTCTCTACCTATATGGTTGTCACTATCTTGGAATTGGGTTGACATGGATTCATCTCTCCCCAGTTATATCCTGCTTTCGCCTCCACCTTTATCGGGACTGACAGATGCACCACGTTCTCCATCACCGGGCTGAATAGATATATCAACCTCTCCACATCTCCTGTCTCCCAGAGTAGTTCGTCATGTATCTGCAATAACCACCGGATATCTTTTATATGTCCATGATCCCTCCATAGTTTTCCCATAGCC